GCGTTCCTGGCTGATGATCGCCGCGTCGAGCGCTTGGGCCAGCAGAGCCTGCTGGTCGGCCCAGCGTCGTGTCGCGGCGGTCAGCGGGTCGAGGGTGTTTTCGAGGGAGGTGACGTCGGCGAGAAGGCGTTTCGACGCTTCCTCGCGCGCGCGGATGGCCTCTTCCTCTATGCGCCGACGCTCGCGCTGCTTCTCAAGGAGGCCGTCAAGCTGCCATCCCTGCTCGCGCTCTTGCTGCGTCCGATCTGCTGCGGCCTTTCGCAGTTGATCATAGATCGGGATCTGTTCTCGGAGCGCCTTGATCTGCGCCTCAAGGATCGCGGGCTGCGTTGCGCCGACCATAGCAGCCGCGCCGAACTCGTCGCCCCTGCCGCCGAGGCCCTGTTGCATAAGAGCGTCGCGGATTGCCTGAGCTTCTCGGAGTTGGCCCTCCAGATCCGCGAGCCGCCGCCGTGCGCGCTCACCGGGGTCCCCGAGAGACCGCTCTTCCGCTTCGTCGTTGAACTTCTTGATTGCATCGGTGAGCGACTCGATTTCGGATTTCGTCGCCTTCGCCGCATCCCGCGCCGCCCACATCTGATAGGCCACGCCACCGATAGCCAGTGCCGCGCCAGCGACCGCGCCGAACATGCCGAACATGCCCAGCATCTGCGAGCCCTGCTGGACAAACGCCGTTACCGCCGAGCCGCCGGACGCGACCTGCGATGCGAAGTCGCCGATCTGATAACCGGCCTGTTGAGCGACCGCGCCGAAGTTCCGTCCCGATGTCGCAGCGGCAGCAGTCGCCGCACCCAGCCCCGCCGTGGCCGTCGCGGCGGCCATGTACCGCTGCTGCGCGAGGCTGATGATCTGCGCGCCGCGCTCCTGCGAGATGCGCCCGCGCTCCATCGCGGAATTGACCCGGTCCACGATCTGTTCGTAGCGCAGTTGCGAGGCGAAGCCCTTGTCCAGCGATGCCTGGAGGCGATCCATGCTGGACGAAGACGAGACCAGCGAGCGGGTCATCTTCTCCTGCGACTGCTCGACCAGACCGCTGCTCGCGGAGATCTCGGCATTGGCCCGATCGATCTCCTGCGCGCCGCGCGTGTACTCGCTCGCGTCGAGGCCAGCGCGGAGGACCGATTCTTTCGGCGCGTTGATCATTTCTTCCCCTCGATCTCGCCGCGCACGGCGAAGAACTCACGATCCACTCGCATGATCAGTGCCACCTCGTCAGGCCGCATCTCCGCTCCGGTCAACCGAGACCATGCGTCGAGATCGGCCCAGGACAGCGGCTCGGCACCATTGAAGCCGACGCGGCGACCTTGGTGGAGATCCAGCCACGCCGACCAGATGTGCTCGCCCCAGGCAGGCAGCGGCGGCCCGTCGAGGCCCACAGGGCGGCGTCCTAGCTGCCGCGCGACACTCTCCAGGTGGTCGCGTTTGCGACCGCCCTTGCGCGGCAGGTCGAGGTCGAAACGGTGACGCGCGAAGGCGATCAGGTCGCCGTCGCGCTCAACCAGTTTCCCAGGTCGCCGATATGCTCCTCGACCTGTCGCCGGACCCAAGCGAAGGTCGGGTCGCTCATCAGTTCCCGCTTCGCGGCTTCGTCGCACTCGACATCGAGCGGGTCGCCGGCCAGCGAGTAGAGCCGCCAGCCGGTGATGAGCGCCACCAGCATCGCGACCTGCTCGGCCTCGATGTCGTCGGCGGTCAGCTTCGCCGCGCGGCGGTCGAGGCGCGCGATAGCGGATGCGCGACGCTGCGCGCCAGCCTCGCGGCTGTCGAGCGACAGGCAGTCGATGTATGCCGGGTCGCCGTCGCGCGACAGCAGCGGCGGACGACCGGCGACCGGGATCGAGAGATAGCAGCGCGTCGGCTTGTCCACCGACGCGCCGAGACCAGCGAAGCGCGACATGATCAGGCCGCCGTGTCGTGGATGCGGATGGTGGTTGTGTCGCGGCCCGCCACGCTGCCGGTGTAGCGGAGCGCCTGGAACGGCAGCGAGATCGTCTGACCGTTCGCGCCGGACAACGGCATGTCCGCGCCTCCGAGCTTGACGCGCGGCAGGTAGATGCAGATGGCGTCGGCATTCGCCGCCGAGCCGCTGTCAACCCGCACGATCAACTGAAGCTCGCTCTCGTTCAGGAAGGCATTGAACAAGGCGAAATCCTCGACGAACGCCGACACCGTGCCGGTGACATTTGCGCGGCCCAGGAAGATCTCGGGCGCGACGTTCTGATTGATCACCGCTTGCATCTCGGCCTCAAGATCGAGAGCGATGTCGATGCCGGTGACGATGCCGAGCGGAGACGAGCCCGCGTCCGGCGACAGGATCAGGCCGTTGGCCGAGGCGCACGCCGAGGACGTCGTCGCGGCGGTCGGCGCGGTGAAGTAGGGCGCGCTGCCCGCCGAGAGCGACACCGCGTTGCGGCCCATGACCGGGATCTCGACAGTCGAGAGGCCGGTGGCCGGGAGGCTCAGCGAATAGCCGGACACGCGGCATTCGGTGAAGAGGCGCGACAGATCCAAGTCCTCGCGGTACTCCTCGATGCCGAACTTTCGCGCGGTGAAGCCCGAGGCCGGAACGATGGTGGTCTTGCCGGGGCGCGACACGTTGAACGAGGTATCCGCCACCGCGTCGGTGGTCGGCGCAGGGCTGACGGTGACGGTGCGGTTCGACGTCCCGCCGAAGCTGCGGATCACGAAGTTCCGGTCGTTGTTCGCGGTCTGCGCGAGGTTCGTGAAGCGGATGATGTCGCCGACGCGCAGACCGCTCGTCACCGGGTCGCCCGCAGTGAACACAAAGGCCGAGGTCGCGTTGTCGCTGGTGACGCTGGTGAACTGCGTATTCGACAGCGACAGCGCAGACACCGCCGAGTCGCGGTGTGCGGCGACCAGAAGCTCGAAGTAAGTGCTGGGCGAAAGCTCGCCCGAGATCGCGCCCTCGACGCGCCGCAGCCCGTGGCGGAAATCGGTGATCTGCCGGTCGGTGCGGATCTCCTCGGACTGATAGCTGTCCTTGACCAGGTTGAGGCTGGACGAGACCCGCCGCAACACCTGCCCGCCGGACGAGCCGGGATCGGTCGCGGTGCTCGGCTCGCTGTTGGCCGTGATCGACCCGCTGGAATACGCCTTGTAGACGATGCGCGACTGTACGCCTTCGGAAATGGGCATGTCGGGTCTCCTTTAGCCCTGGAACCTGTATTGAAACGGGATCGACGCGCCGCGACCATACCACGCGCCGTTCGATCTAGCGATATCCGCGATGCCGATAATCGGCCCCACGAATGTCAGGTTGCCAGCACGCCGCGCGCGGAGCGCCACGACGGCGGCGTCGAGAAGGTCGAGGGTGACATCCTCACCGATGCCGACCTCGCTGAACACGCGGACCGCGACCGCGCCGAACCAGAGCCGCTCGTTGCCAAGCGACCCGCCGCCGAAGGCGCGCATCTCCTCGCGCGAGAATTCAGTATGCAGGTGCAGCCAGTGCCGCACCTCGCCGGGCGTCGGCGTCTCGGGGTGTGCGTTCTCGTGCCAGATCACGCGGTAGGTCTCGCCGTGCGGCCAGCGCGCGGCCCAGACGGCCTTGATCTCGGTGCGGATCGTGGTGCGGAGGCTCATGCCCGGTACTCATACGTCCAGGGCAGCATCGTGCCACGGATGAACCACGCGCCGTCCTCGGTCGCGCTGTCGAAGATCTCGGTCGATCCGTCGATGAACGACAGCCCCGCCTCGCGGCGTGAGCGGTAGACGCCGACCGCATCATCAAGCAGGTCGAGCGCGGCGTCGTCGCCATAGCCGGTCTCGGCGATCACGCGGATCTCCACCGTTCCCCGCCATTCGCGGTCGGATGCCTCGCGACCACCGGCGAACGCGCGGACATCCTCTCCGTCGTAGTCGATGGCGATGTGCAGCCACGCGCGCGCCTCGCCGGGCTCTGGGACGCTTTCGTTGTCGTTGACCTGCCAGAGTACCCGGTAGGTCGTTCCGTGCGGCCAGCGGGCATCCCAGGCGCTCCTGATGGCGTCGCGGATCACGCGCAGCGTCCCGGACGGCGCGACGATCTCGATGACCGGCGCATTCGCGCCGACCACGATGGATGCAGCGGCGACCGCGATGGCCTTGCCCGCCGCGATGACCGGAGACGCGGCGGTGAGCGTGATGGTGGCGGTCGGGACCGCGATGGACTTGCCCGCCGCCAGCTGCGGCGCGAGCGCGGCGAGAACCTGAGCCGAGGCGACCGGGACCGAGATCGACTTGCCCGCGCTGACCGTCGGAGCGGTGGCAGCGACGGTGATCGTCGCGGCCGGACATGCGAGAGAAACGCCGGTCGCTGCCTGGATCGTCGGCGCATTCGCGGCCAGCGTGATTGTGGCGGCGGGGACAACGACGCGCTTGCCCGCCGAGATCGACGGAGCCGATCCCGAGATTGAGATCGTCGCGGCGGGGACGGCGACGGACTTGCCCGCGCTGATCGTCGGAGCGGTGGCCGCTACGGTGATCGTGGCGGCGGGAGATGTGACCGTTGCGCCAGCCGCCGCGCCGTGCCCCAGCAACGGCGAGAAAAGGAACGAGAGGCCGCTGAGCGGCTTCGCCGCCGCCTGCTGCGCGAACAGCGCCGATCCTGGCGTCCTGACGCGCAGCATGGCTCAGTCTCCGATTAGCGGGGGGCGGTTGGCGTAGGGGTGGGAGGCGGCGAGGGGAATGGCCCATTTCCAGGAAAGGTATCCCTCAAGCGCAACGCGCTGGACGTAGCTAAGAGCCACGGGGATCCAGAAGACCTCGAAAATCAGGCCATTGAATTGCTGCTGCGGCACGCCTCCTGGTGCGCCGCCGATATGCGAAAGGCTGGGTTGCCCCTGCGTCGCGGCATACGATCCATCGCCTGCGCCGTCTCTCCAGAAGCTACCAGAATCAAGCCCGTCCATTACCAGGATGTAAGAAACGTTGGCCTGAAGCTGCGAATTTGATGAATTGTTGTTCGTTTCCCATGTTCCCCAGCGATCAGGATTTGATCCAATGGTGCCAAGATTGGCGTAGAGTGCAGATCCAGAACTAGATGAGGTGTCTGTGGCCGTGATGCCTCGATACGCCGTCCCGCCGCCGGTTACGGCAGGCCGCACAGCGGCGGCTAGGGCCATGGACGCAGTAACTGCGGCTGCATTCAGACTTAGAGTATCGTTTGATCCATCAAACGAAAGGGCACTCCTGCCGTTCTGGCTGACCGAAACAAGCGTCGGTTGATTGGCCGTTGTAGACTGCGAAGCGTGACGGCCGTTGCCGCTTTTGTCGCGCAATTCCGAAACGCCGGTGACGAAACTCATCGTAGATATATCGGAGGCGTCCCACCAACCCGCGGGCCTCAAAACATCCGGCGTCCACAACCGTCCCTGGATGACCGCGCTGTCGTAGTCCGAGAGCCCGCGCGGCATCAGACCGTCTCTTCGGACCAGGACCGGACGTAGAGTTCGTTTCCAGACGCCGCGAGCGTCACGCCGCTGTTGTTGATGATGCTCAAGCGCAGCGAGAACGGCGGCAGGTTGGCCTTCTGGATGCCGACCTTCGCGCTAGCGCCGCTGGTCAGCGGGAACTGGACGATCTCGCCGCCGATCTTGTCGGAGGTGTCTGTACCGTCGTTGATCGTCACGCGGATCGAGACCGAGCCGCCGGTCGAAGGCGTGATCGAGCCGAGCTTGAGGGTCAGGATCGCATACGGATCCTTGTTGCCGCTGTTGTCGTAGGTGACCACGCTGCTCTCGGATCCGTTCGCCAGCGAATTCGCAACGGTCGAGAGGATGTTGCTGCTGCGCGTCCTCGGCGTCGTGTATTGGATCGCTGGCATCACCGACCTCCCCGCGCAAGCCCAACGGCCCGCGCGTCAACCACTACACCATTGGCCTCGGCCCAGGACGGATGCCGCGTGCGCCGCGAGAGCGCCAGCAGCGCCTCGCCCTCTTCGGGCTGAAGGATGCGGCCAGCGACCAGCACCTCCAGCTGCGCGCGTGCCGATGGCCTGGAGAGGTCGAGGCCGGAGCCCCGGATCAGTTCGAGGCCCCACCTGACCACCGGCGTCGTCTCGGCCAGCACCTCCAGGGCGTCGAGGAACGTCGCGCCGGCGGTCGGCCCAAGCGCATCGAGGATCGAGCCGATACCGATCTGCGTCTTCTCCCATGCCTCGATCGCCGGGAGCGTCGGGTCGGACTGGTTGAGCGCCGCCGCAGCCTGCCAGTCCGGCAGGTCTGCGAGGTCGGGCTGGGCGAGGCGGTCGGCGAGCGTCATGAGATACCTCGCAGGATTTCGAGCGTCGCCTCGGTCTCGGCGATTTCGTCGTCGAGCATGCCGACACGCTCCGCATCGCCGTTGCGGTCAGCCGTCGCCCGCGCAGAGTTGAGCGTGGAAAGGCGGTTCTGCGCGAGACGGATCAGATCATCGATGGACATCAGAACAGGACCACCAATTCCTGCGTGACCGTAGAGAGATGCGACTGGAGCAGGATCACGTCGTACTTGTCAGATCCGTCAATCGCGGCGAAAGCCGCCATGCGCTGGCCGATCGAGGCACCGCCAGACTGCAAGAAGTCGGTCGAGACATGCGGCGACAGCACTCGGTTCTTCGCGTCGAAGCGGTAGATCTGGTTCACCTGCGAGGCGACGTAGATGTTGAGATAGGTGAACCGGCCTTCGCTGCCGAATGGCGCATAGCATCCAGTCGTGCCCGCGCCGGTCGCGTTCTGCGCGCCGTCGTAGGTGATCGCACCAGTCCATGTGCCGGTGATCGTGTTCGCGATGTCGAGGACATCGAGCGTCACTGCGCCGCCACGGAAAAAATAGTTGAAGCTGTGGCGGGCGTTGCGCGCGGGATCGGGCTGGATGCCGAACGAGGGAGCCCACAGGCATCCCGCCGCATTCGCTGCTGGGGCTGCGCCGAAATATGCAGTTGACCACGCATTCGCAGCGATGTTGTTGGTGCCGTTGTTGATGGTCGCATCGGTGTAGTTGTAGGTGTATGTCGTCGTGTTGGCACTGGTCCGCAGCACGATCAGGTTGGGCTGCTCGATGACGTATTTGGCGGACGAAGACGGCTGCGTAGTCCAAGCGGTGCCAAGCGTGTAGACCGGGCTTGCACCAGCCGTGTGGGAAGCGATGATGCGCCGTTGCCCGACCGCTGCGGGGGTCACCGTATCCTGCACGATGCGGATCTGGAAGTTGCGGTATTCGTTCGCCGCGACGACCGCATCTCCTCCGGTAGCCTGCCCAGTCAGCGTCGATGCAGCAGAGGCTGTAGCGGTCAATGCCTTCCGCGAAACGATGTTCGTGTCGTAGGTGAACGAACCTTGGATCATGCCCTCGCCGGGCTCGCAGTTGAACGGAACGTACTGCTCGTCCATGACCAGCAGCGCGCTATCGGTGCCAACGGTGGCGACGAGGTTGGTCGTCGTCAAATTTGCGAGCGTGTTCGTGGCGACCTCGTAGCTGCGCCAGGATGACGCCGCGAGCGCGCCGCTCGACAGCATGATGACGCGGCCCGACAGAAGCTCGTATCGCGCGCCGGAAGCGGGAGTGAACGTGAACGCATTGTCCACCGTGATCGTCGGCGTGGTGCCAGCGGTGTTTCCGACGATGAAGCGTTCCTCGACCTTGCCTGCCGTGGTGTCGGTGATGCGGATCTTGAAGCCGTAGTCGCCGCTGCCGCCACGGTTCGCCAGCATATTGACGCCGACAGCCGTGCCGAGTGCAGTCGAGAGCGTGAAACTGGTTGTCGTCGCGCCCGCAGCGATGGTTCCGACAGCCGCGAAAGACGGGACGAAGCACATCGCCGCGCCAGCGGCAACAGCAGCGACGCCAGGG